GTTTAATACTTTAGAAGGCGCCGCAGATGTTGTAGGAAACCTGTCTGCCGTACTGAAAGGCACCACAGTCTCAGTTGGCGAAATGCTCGCCGCCGAACCGGCTGAAAGGGTACAAGCAGTATTAGGTGATATTAGAGGCGCCATTGAAGAGGGTCGTTTTGAGCTTGCTGAAGGCGGCATGGAAAGGGTTTATCAAGTTCAAGCATTGGCTCAAGCGGCCGGAGTAACCTCAGAAGAAATGAACAAACTTCTAAGAAACACAACAGATGTTGAAGAACTTTTTGAAGCCAGAGCAGGCAAAGCCAAAACAACCTCCGAGGAGGCCGCAAAGGCCGCAGCAGATATGATTTCAGCCGAAGAGAAAAAGAAATCAGTTATGACTACGCTTGCCAACGAAGTCGTTAATGCTAAAGGTAATTTTAATAAATTTACCGAATTAGTAAATCAGAACACAGAGGTGATGCGAACAAATATTGGCAACTTTGGAAAAGCTATTGGTGACCTTTCTGCTGTTATGGCCGGTGTAAAAACCAGTGTAGAAGCAATGTCTGGCCCGGAAGGAGGAGCCGCCGGAGGCGGGTTCTTTGGTACACTTCTTTTTGGCCGAACAGATGTCTTTAAAACCAATATGGATGCCGTTGAAGGTGTTGTAAAGAGATCGGATGATATGCTAAAAAAACTTGTAGAAGGATTTGGACTTTATAAGGGCATTCTTGATACAGAGAAAAAAGATCCTGAAAAAGCGGGAGGCAGCACTTGGATACCGGAAAATAATACTAATAATACTACACCACCAGCAGCACAAAATAACAATCAACGTACCCAAGTAATGCCGAATGGAGACATTACCGTTACAACCACGCAAGTGCTCCCAGTAAATATATTAACCGAAGCAGTAAACAAGGGACAAACGAATAAATTATAATAAATAGGAGATTAAGCAGTTGGCAGATTTTGGAAAAATAATTCAGACAGTAAAAGATGTTTCAGCACTTTTTAACGGCGGGACTGTCAAAGGAATGGTTGATGAAGATGTCGAACTCCTAGAAATTGAGCCCCTTCACACAACAATAAACGGTGAAAGCATTGCTGTTATAATTGAGCCGGTTGATTTATCAGTTGATAACAATGTTCGCATTCAGATGGGCGGCGGCGGAAATTACTATGGCCGTGCAGATAATATTCCATCATACTCCGGAACAAGTAGATCACTGCGCATAACTTTTAAAATGGTCAAGAGTTTTATTTTGAATGGCGCCGAAGCTGTTTCTAGTAATGCAATGACAGCCAACCTTTTGCAACAGCTTGTATACCCTGCATATATGACTACTGCAAAACAAAGTACTAGTGTTTTGAAAACGCCACCTTATTTTAGAATCCTGTATGGAGATATCATTGGAGATTTCAAGGGCGGCCAAAGAAAGGGTCTGCCGGGTTATATAACTAGCTTGGATGTATCAATGAGAGAGCGCGGAGGACTGGGAGAAAATTTAACCTATGGCGTGAATGACACTGTGCTTCCAGTTTCTTATGACGTAAGCATTAATTTCGATGTGCTACACGAACATACAGTTGGTTGGTATGATGGAAAGTTTGCCGAAGACGGCCGTACAAATTGGCCCAATAATACAGGTATTGTCATTGACCAAACTGCCGATGGCCCCGGCTTCGGCGGCGGAAATATTGTGGGTGAACTTTTGGGTGCAGCTGCAGCAGTCGGCGTTACCGCTTTGGTTGGGAAATCTTTACAATCTGGCGGCGGCTCATTAAGTATAAAGAAAAACTCAAATCCATTTAAGAAAGGATTATTGTAATGATATCGCGATTTAAAGACAGAATTATTTTTATCAACCAAGACGACAGGTATATTGATCAACTTAAAAAAAGAAAAGTTAATTTTATAAAACACTTTTCTACCCCGACAATGCACTATCCAAAGCCGGAAGATTTGGATGGGGTAATTATAAATATTGAAACTTATAAAGTTGGGGATCGCTTCTACAAATATTCCCAAAAATATTATGGAGATCCCGCTTACTGGTGGGTCATCGCACAGTTTAATCAAAAGCCAATGGAAAATCTAGTAAAGCTAGGAGATACTATATATATACCAACTCCTTTAACTAGGATTTTGGAGATCTTTGAAGGAGAATAAATGAGCTTACCTTCCATATCCGATTATATTGTTTCTTTAGGTAGCCAAGTTAAGAATCAGCAAAAGCTTTTGGGTTACTACGGAGAGCTTTATGAATTTTATAACGATAAAAGGCCCGACAACAAGTACATTTATTATTTAGACGAAAACCCATATCTTGAGCCAGCACAATCAACAACCCCAGAAGTTTTAAAGTTCTTCAGTGCTAATCCGCTGCAGCTAAGTATATTGACCCCCTCAATCAAAATTTTTAAAGTCTTTCAAAGGAAAAATGTTAAAAAAAGAATTGAGTTTCCTTTTGAAAACCGCATGGATTACAAGAGCTTTGAGAACCCAATAGAATATATTGGAGGCCAGACTCCTTTTATGGCGGATAGGTTTATGGGACCATTGGTCGGCCTGAAGGATTTAAATTTGTCATTTAAAGGCTTGGGTGGGAAAGGGGCCACCCCGGCAACATTGTCAAATGTTGTTGTTAACCTATCAATGGATTTCCAAGATGTCAAGATGCTGTTTAAGAACCTTGACGACGAAGGAAATATTAAATATAAGGATTTGTTTGCCAGCCCTGCAAAAGCCAATTACAGAATAGTCATAGAAATTGGGTACGGAATACCAGAGAATTTAAATTTAGATCTTGAACAAATGGCAAAGAAGAAATTAATTTTAAATTTGTTTCCCAATGGCGCGAAAACGAACATCACATACAACGAAAACGGCAGCGCCCAATTAACCACAACACTGGAAGGGTTTTCTGAAACTGTGGGGCAATCTTTGAACTTGTTGGATCCAAAGTATTATAAAAACATTCGAAAAGGCACGAATATGCTTGTCATGGACAAGGAAGAAGAATATTCCTCCTCAGAGCTAGAGAAAAAACGTGGAAATCTAGACAAGTTAATAAGACAGAATGAGTTTGACAAACAGATAGCAGCAACTGAAGCTCTTTCCGACGACCAGAAGCCTGACCTTAAAAAGTCGGGAGGGACTATTAAAAAGCTTGAAAAAGAGATTAAAGAGTTGCAAAGAAAAGCTCAGCTTGCCAAACAAGCAAAATCGATACCTCCGGTTTTCTCTTATATATCGGCACTATATGAGCTTGGAAAAATTTATTATCTAGAAATGGACAACGAACAATATAAAAAATATATTAAGAAAATTGCCCAAGGAGAACCAGTAGACGTTTCTACTCTAAGAATTGTGCCTGATGAAAATAAAAAAGTTAAATTGGCACCAAAAGATGTCCTAGACAAAACTCCGCCAAATGCGGTTGTGTTCTCTGGAGGAAGTTTTAGAATAAGGAAGTTCAGTGGCGATAAAACCGACTCCGATTCAAGTTTTGAAAAAATAAAATTTTTCTATTTTGGAGATCTTTTGAATGTTATATTGAATAATCAAAGCGGCACCGGCCTAGGCCAAGATTTAGATGAAATGGGCGATGACGCCTTTAATATACTTTTGGGCCCCACAGTATACATCCAAAACAAAAAAAGCAAAAAAATCTACAGCATAGCGAACACTCCTATTTCTATGGATATGTTTTTGTTTGAACTGAATAAGATGATGCTTGAACGGGATCTCAAGTTCTTAAGTTTGAGAGGGTTTCTCTCTGATTTCATGAAAAGGTTCTTTGATCTAAAAATACTTGGCGGAGAGAAAGAGAAAACTGGTAAAGATTTACAATTTTATGCTGGTAGTCAAGTATATACACTTGATGAAAAAACCATTGACAAAGAAACTAAAACAATTAAGAACTTTGCCGACCACATGGGAGATGAAGGGACCACAAAAATTAAGGACTTCGTACTTCTAAAGAACATTTTGTATGATAAAAAAGTTAATAAGAAAAGGCGGAAAAAGTTAAATATTCCAACTATATTTTTAGGTGGTCCAGATAAAGGCCCGTTAAAATCAATTTCTTATCAACCTATTCACTTGAAAGGTCTCGCAGCACTGGCACTGTCACAACAATATAACGCGAATAAAGGTGACGAAGACTCAGTTGGAGACATCGATGGCGACTCCGTTTTGATAACTAGCAAGATGCGAGCCCAATTGAGCTTAAGGGGTAATCCGTTTTTAAACTTGAACGACAAGGTTTACATTGATTCGCGATTTGTGGACGGTGGCTTCTTCCAACAAAAAAACAATAATTTGTTTTTTACTGGGCTGTTTTATATCCATTCCCTTGAGCACAGTATATCGGGCAACGAATGGACCACAAACTATAGCCTATTGTATTCGGGAGAACTGAAGACGGAAACCTACAGTGCATCGAGCGCCGCTCCACCAAAACCGCAATCGGCTGCTCTCATGGAAGAGGTCAAGAGCAATAGTTCGGGCACAGTCAACAAAGGAGCAGCCCCGAAAGACAGCGACAAAAAGAAGCCAGACAGCAAAACTTCTAAATCTTCCACATCAAAGCCGGAAAAACCAAAGAAAGAGCCAACTGCAGTGACTAGCAAAACGGTCATGCCTGTGGATATTTTGAAAGATAATTAACATGAAAGGAATCTATTTATCACATGTTTAGTAACAACTCGTCGAAGGCTTCAGATTTCTTTAAAAGCAAAAAAGAATACGATGACATTTTCCCTGTAGTCCCCCAGAATAGACTTTATGATCTCTGGTACAAGAGACCTTATTTTGGCAAAATAGATTCAAAGGGGATTACGGTGTACCCTAAAGAAGAATTCTTAACGAATCTGGATGACAGAGGCCAACATAAAGCTTTAAACTTTGTTGCGGATGCCTTTTTAGAACTTCAAAGTTTTATCAGAAGGGCAAAAGACAGGAAAGTCTATCCATCTGATTTTCTTGAGGATTTTACTCCAAAAAGAGCATGGAAGTCTCTACCAGTGGAATACGATAAATACTTTGAAGACTTCATATTCAATCCCTTTTTAAACACGTACCTTGCAGATAAGAAAATTAAGACATTCGAAGGATTTGTAAATGAATACATTAGATACGCGAGGACAGTCGCTCCAGATGTCTCCATCACACAAAACGAGTATATCTTAGGAAGCAATTGCACCAATAAAATATCAGGACTTATCATAGATTTGATAGCAGAAGACCACGGAGACAATGAATTAAAGGCGGAAGAATATTTGCAAAAATTTGAATATTTAAACTTCATCAATCCTTGTAGAAATTTTGGATTCAGAATAAACAAACACGCTCCATGGCAATTAGTGGCAGACCTAACGAGTAAGGAAATCTCTCCGGGCCAGCCAAACCCAATGATAAAATACGCTGGAAAGTATGGGATATCTTTAGAGGGCAATGATCTTTTCGATGAATATTATTACACAGCCTCAGAAATAGACTTCAACAACTTTAAAAGATATTTGTATTTGCTCTACACGAGTTATTATTCAGTTAACTCGACATACAATAAAATAAAGGTAAGCCTTAAGTCGATAAAAAATGGCTCCCCACTTTTTTCAAATTATAAAACTCACTTGGTAAAAGAACTACCAGTTGAAAGCTTGTCAAATTATGTGGCATTTGAAAACAAATACGGCAATGAGTACTTTTTAAAATTATATTTCAAAATCAGACTCATTGAAAACAATAAAGAACATAGATATAGCGATTTGGTTTATAACGTACAAAATTATTATAGCCTAGGAGGCTCGAAAACAGCTTTGGACTATATCGACTTAAAATTAATAAATTCAAAGATATACACAGAGAAGGACAAAGAAATATTCTTTTTTGCTTGATTGAGAAAAAAAACTATGTATAATATTGACAATGTTGTTTCAGACGTTTGACGAGAAAAAAGATTGCTTCATGGTATATAAAAACCTTGAATTTCACAAAAACATTACACCCGATTGCGACAAAACATGGGCATATGCCCCTTATTTAAAGGATATGAATGTCGATTATGCTAATTTATTCGCCTTTGGCAAATCATTAGAAGAAATATGCCCCGACATCTGGCAAGACGACTTAAAAAGTATCGAGCGCAGGATAAAGGCCGTTCTAAAGTCGAGCGCTAGCGTTGGAATGAATCTCGGGGATATATGTCTTTACGACCTAATTCCCGAACACATGCTCAAAACATGGGCAACAGTAAAAAATAATATATGCGATCATGTCTTCCAAACTTTCAGCAAGCCAAAAAATTATGACTTGCTATTAAAAGTAGAAAAAATGATTACAGAAATAAAGCTGCAGCCTTTAGACATCGACCCGGAAGAAATTATAATAACGAATCTACAAGATAGAAATACCTATAATACTATAGAAACATGTGACAAGGCTATTTCTTATGATCAGTTCAAGACCAAAACTGGAAGATTGAGCACAAAAAAGAATTCTTTTCCTGTGATGACCTTGGCAAAGAAATATCGTAATGTTTTGAAGCCGACAAACGATTGGCTTTTCGAAATAGATTTTAATGCTTGTGAGCTACGAGTGGCTCTGGGGTTGCTGGGACAGGAGCAACCAGAAGGCGATCTTCACGATTGGAACCTAAAACATGTCTTTCTTAGGTCAAAAGATCGCGAAAATGCTAAAAAAAGGATCTTTGCTTGGCTTTATAATCCAAAAAGCAGTGAGGATAGGGTTGGCAAGATTTACGACCGAGAGAAGATCAAAAGATTGCATTTTATGGATAATAAGGTAACGACTATTTTTGGTAGAGAAATAGAATGTGATGATCATCATGCAGTAAGTTATATTATACAGTCAACAGCTGCAGATATTCTATTTGAACAAATGTATAAAGTGTGGGAACTTCTAGAAGGCCGCAAAAGCTTCATTAAGTTTTGTAATCATGATTCGATTGTAGTTGACTTTTCTGAAGAGGATCAACTTCTTCTAAATGATATAAAACACATTTTTTACGACACGCGCATGGGCAAGTTTAAAGTTAACTGCAGCGCTGGCAGGAATTGGCTCGACATGAAAGAGCTTTATATTAAATAAGAGGTATTGATGCAAACTGTTATTGGTCTAGGACAAGCCGGCTGCAATATTGCCGACTGCATGAAACTATATCCAGAGTATGATATATTAAAAATTGACACTGGACTCAAGAAAACAAAAAAAACGCTAGGCTTTAAAGAACAAAAATCCTCAGAGCTATACGAAGAAAAGACACCCAAAACCCTTAATAAGTTCTTGGAGGTCGTAGAAGATGAGACTTTGTTTATTACAAGTTGTGGCGCCGTCTCCGGAGCATCGCTGCGTATACTGGAGAAAATAAAAGACAAAACAAAAATAACGTTAATGTATATAATCCCCGACAAAGAGGGTATGTCAGAAATTCAAAAATTACAAAACAACACTTTATTTAATGTTTTTCAGCAGTTTGCAAGATCAGCGCTGTTCGAGAAAATTATTTTAGTTGACAACAATAAATTATCTGATATAATAGGTCCTGTTCCAATATTAAATTATTGGGAAAGTATAAATCAGATGATTGCTTCAACTTATCACATGATCAATGTTTTTGAACACAGCATGCCCGTCTTTACAACGTTTACAAAGCGTATTAATACTGCACGCATGTGTACAATTGGATTTGATAAATTTGATGAGGAAGAAGAAAAATGCTTTTTTGACCTTGACATTCCAAGAGAAAAAAGGTATTATTATGCTATACCTCATAGTGTTCTAGAACAGGACCCTATGTTGATGAATAAGATTAAAGAACAGGTTAAAAAATCAATAGAGCATGACAGAATGAAGGTGGGATACGCAGTATACTCCACAGAATACGATCAATCATATATCTATTGTGAAAGTAACAGTTCGTTAATACAAAAACTAGTATCTTAAGAGATTTATTAAGGTAGCTTTAACAAAAGGAGAAATTATTTATGGCTATTAATATGGAAAAAATGCGGGCCCGACAAGTGGCATTGAAAAACAACGGAAACGGCGGCTCTAACCGCTTTTGGCGTCCTCAAGATGGAGAGCAAACGATTCGTATTGTATGTTCTTCTGATGGAGACCCCTTCCGTGATTATTGGTTCCACTACAATGTTGGCGACCAACCCGGCTTCCTGAGTCCTAAGCGTAACTTTGGAGAGGATTGTCCTCTTGATAATTATGTGAAGCAGCTCTGGAAGGAGGGTAGTGAAGAGTCCAAGCGAGTTGCGAAGAAGCTTGGTGCTCGGCAACGCTTTTTTGCTCCCGTAATTGTACGAGGAGAAGAGAGCGAAGGAGTAAAGGTTTGGGGGTTCGGTAAGCGAACCTACGAAACGCTTCTGGGGCTCGTTTTAAATCCTGAATATGGCGACATCACAGACCCGGAGACAGGCACAGATTTGGTTATTGGGTACGGAAAGCCAGCCGGCGCGTCTTTCCCAGAAACCAAGATTACCCCTCGCCGCAAGTCGTCGCCTCTTCATAAGGATTCTGAGCGTGTTGTAGAATTGATGGAAGATGTTCCGGATTTTGAAGAAGTGTTTGAGTCAGGCCGAAAGACCCCTCAAGAGGTCGAAGATATCCTTGCTGCTTACTTAAACAGCGAAGAAGTATCGGATGAGCCAACGGTCTCTTCAACCGCAACAGTGAATGGCAATAGCGTAGATAAGGCGTTTAAAGAGCTTCTAAGCTAGACTAAATAACCGCAGGGAGGCATGGGTTTACAGATGTCTCATTGACTTAGAAAAAAAGGAAAAGAAATTGTTAATAAAAGCAGTTGAGTGTAAAGATTGTGGTGATATTATTTACTCAAGAGCTGATGAAGATTTTCGAAAGTGTTCCTGTGGCGCTGTGGAGGTAACTGGTGGTTGTACATATTTTAAACACTTTGCAATCCCCGGCGCAAATTATGAAGTTAAAAAAATAGATATCAACATTTCTCTTGACAAGTTATATAATGATTGGTATGATATGAAAGATGATTTTGGGCTTATAAGACCCGATAGGAGTAAAAATGGCGCTATTCAAGAAAGTGTATAAGAAAAACGATAAAGACTTTAGTAAGAAAATTAATGAAGTCGCTAAAAGATTCAAGGGCAAAGGCGGTGGCCCGGACAGCGAAACGGCCATCAACGCATTCAAACAAGACATAGGGGAAGGTTACGTAACTTTCTATTCTGACAATAGTGATATTACAAACCTACTGACCAGAAGCAAAGGGTATGTCCTAGAAATTGCCGACTACGGAGAAAATGTTATAATCAAGCTTGATAGAAAAGGTTTCCGAAGTTGCTTTCATGCATTTAAAATTTCAAAATAGGGAGAATAAATTTAATGGCTCGTAAAAAAGAAGTAAAAGCTGGAAAGCTTAGTATCGAACAAATGAGACAGCTTGTCAATAAAAAGGCTGGAATGCAAGTTGCTCATGACCTTAACGACGAAAACAATCCAACAAATGTAACTGACTGGATTCCAACTGGATCTCGATGGCTCGATGGAATCATTTGTCGAGGAAAGCTATCTGGCATTCCTGTTGGAAAAGTGACTGAGATTGCAGGTCTTGAATCGAGTGGCAAATCATATATGGCTGCTCAAATTGCAGCAAATGCTCAAAAGAAGGGCATTGATGTTGTTTATTTTGATTCTGAGTCTGCACTAGATAATTCATTTTTAGAGAGATCCGGATGTGACGCCAGCAAAATTCTTTATATTCAAGCAACAAATGTTGAATTTGTCTTGGAGACCATAGAAGAGCTTCTAAAATCAAACGATAATAGAATGCTCTTCATTTGGGATAGCTTGGCCTTAACTCCTTCTGTTTCAGATATCGAGGGCGACTTTAACCCTCAATCGACAATGGCGGTCAAAGCACGCATTCTTTCGAAGGGGATGTCAAAACTACTTGTGTCAATTGCCAATACGCAATCAACACTTCTGGTGTTGAATCAGCTTAAGGCGAACATTACACGTTCTCCATCTGAGGCGCTTACTACGCCATACATGACTCCGGGAGGTAAAACTCTTATCTACTCGTATTCATTACGAATTTGGTTAACTAGACCCAAAGCAAAAGCATCTTATGTTTATGATGATAAGGATTATCGTATTGGCAACACTGTAAAAATAAAGCTTGAGAAATCACGATTTGGTTCACAGGGTCGCCAATGCCGGTTTAAAATTCTTTGGGGTGAAAAAGTGGGCGTACAAGACGAAGAAAGTTGGTTCGATGCCATCCAGTCCTCGGATCTTTTGCGGCGCTCCGGAGCATGGTATGAGTTAGTTTATGAAGACGGCACCGCCGAAAAATTTCAATCCGCAAAGTGGCTAGATAAGTTGGAGGTTTCGAAGTTTAAAAACAGAGTGCTTCAAATCATGGATGAGGAAATTATTAGAAAGTTCGATGAACGAACAGGGAAAGCCTCAGATTTTTATGACGAAGAAGGATAAATGGTATCCAAATTGCATTTATATAGTTAATGAACGGAAATACAAATAACACAATGAATAAAAGAGTGATGATCATAGATTCGCTGAATATGTTTCTAAGATCGTATATTGTCAACCCTACGATGTCGAAGGATGGTAATCCAATTGGTGGCACCGCGGGATTTCTTAAATCTTTACAGAAGCTTTCGAGAGAGATTAAGCCGGATACAATTATTATGTGCTGGGATGGTCGCGGAGGCAGCAGAAAAAGAAAACAAGTAAATAAAAATTATAAGGAAGGCCGCGCCCCTATTCGCTTGAATAGGAATATAAAAGTCCTAACCGAGCAACAAGAAAACGAAAACAGAATCTGGCAAATGCACAGAACTTTTGAATATCTCAATAATTTTCCAGTAATTCAATTAGTAGCAGACGAGGTTGAAGCAGATGACTTGATATCATATATCACTCGTTACTCTTGTTATAAGAACAACCAAAAGGTTATTATATCCAGCGATAAAGATTTCTATCAGTTGCTGGATGATAACACAGTTCTTCATCGTCCAATACAAAAAAAATTCTTAAATAAACATAACATTGTAAAAGAGCATGGGATTCACCCAACAAATTTTGCTTTGGCCCGAGCCATCGCTGGTGATAAATCTGATAATCTTGAGGGTGTACCCGGAGTTGGATTAAAAACTGTGGCCAAAAGATTTACTTTTTTCGAAGAAGAAAGAGATGTTACTGTATCAGAATTGGTTGAGTTTTGTTCCAATCAAGAAAGCAAAGTTAAGGCATATCAGTCTATAATAGATAATCAAGAACTAATTAAGGAGAACTATAGTCTTATGCAGCTCTATAGCCCAAGTCTGTCTATTCAGACAAAACAAAGTGTGGATTGGACGATTAATGAGTTTGAATATGAGTTTAATAAGACGAAAACAGACCTTATGATGCTTGAGGATGGCATCAGCGAGAATTATTGGTCCGATTTGTTCCAAGACTTTAGGCGTATTTGCCGGGATAACAAAGAATGATACTTTTTGAATTAGCAGCTGCAGCATTTGCCTTGACTATGATGGTTGGCTGTGCAGTGACTATGAAAAATAATAAATGAGTTTCAGGAGGAAAAAATGTATTTTTTAAAACCAATTGTTTTTGAGAATAGCTACGTGCCCGGGCTCCTGTCTAGGGTATCTCCGCTGAACATCAGCGCCGTCAGCTTTGCTTGGTTCGTGTTCTGCAGAGGAAAGATTACGGAAAGACTTAAAAGACATGAGACAATTCATTTCTATCAACAGGTTGAAATGCTTTTTATACTACAGTGGCTGCTGTACGGTATTTTTTATGTAATTGGTCGCTTTAGATACGACTCATGGGCCGAAGCTTATTTTAAAAATCCGTTTGAGCAAGAAGCCTATAACAATGAAAGCAACGAGAATTATTTTAAAGAGCGCAATTACTGGGCTTGGACTAAGTATATTTAAGAGGGCAAAGTGAGTGAAAAAATGTATATTAATATTAATAGTAATAATGATTACACCGTTTTCTCTTGCGAGTGCTCCACCCCAAAAACAAAAATTCTATGATTTCGGTGAACAATTAATTAATGGTGAGCTTAGGAAACCGACAGCAATATATACAGATGCCCGCCGACGAGCTAAATTCGAAAGGCTTCTTAAACTTAAAAAGAGTTTTCTTCCAAAATTATTTGACACAGCAAAGAATAAAGTTTTTAAATAAAACTTTTTTTTCAATCCTTATAACGACTTATAAAATAGCTTGACTTCTTTAATAAGAAATAATATACTTACTTTACATTTTAACGAGGTGACATGGAAAATCTAGGCGTCTTTGGTAAAAATTTCCAAGAAAATTTATGTAAA